CCCATCACCAGCATACGGCAGCCCATCACCAGCATACGGCAACCAAATGGGCGGCATGAGTAGTAGTATGGGTGGCATGAATAAAAGGCGAAGCGCAGCTGAAATAATGGGAAGAAGGACCGGTGTTCGTCAACGAAGTCATAGAGGTATGGATAGAAGGCCAAGCGAATCTGTAATAATGGCAAGAAGGACCGGTGTTCGTCAACGAAGTTAGTATTAAGGAGAAATTATGGAAGTGCAGATGCGACAATTTGAACAGCTACAACAAATGTTACAGACTCCTAACGTGCCTGTAGATTTACTGAAGCACGTAGAGTACGGAAATAAACTGACAAAGTTTGTTACCGGCGGTGGGTACTTAAATCATAAAGGAATGGCGGACCTTTGTTTAATGTGGAAGGTTGCTGGCAAAACCTCAGATACGGTTTCTTCTTATATGGAGTACAATAACTACACTCCTAAAAAGATGGAGCCTGTCATGGAGCCGAAAAAGACTATAGCCCGCAAAAAGAAAATGGCAATAAATGGCTGAATCAAGTCTTTCAATTAAATATTCAGACCTTCAGCGAGAAATCGGCATGGAGGTTGGTTACGACCGTGATTCCGATAACTGGACTACTCAACAAACCGCTGACGTAGACCACATTATTCGGCAAGCACTTCGGTCAGTGTACCGACCTGCTCCTATCCCTGGAGCAAATCTTGCCCATGAATGGTCGTTTCTTCGACCCGTCACTACTATTACCACTACAGCCCCTTACACTACTGGGACTGTAACAGTGGCTTCTGGTGTGGTGACGTTGGCAACGGGTACATGGCCCACCTACGTTTCCGAGGATGCAACGCAAGCAGAGCTAGTAGTGGGTGGGTCAACCTACCCTGTAGCAAGCTATCAGAGTGCTACCCAGATTACCTTGCTTGACACCTCAGTGACAGCAGCAGCGGGTTCTTCTTACACCCTCCGTAGAGTCTGGTATTTGCTCCCTGACGACTTCGCTGGAATCAATGGCCCGATTACCTATGACTCGGACTTTACGCGATACCAAGGCATAGAAGAGCGAGCAGAGGCAGATATACGGGTAGCACGGCAGAATGACAACACAGCCAATAAACCTTTCTATTTTGCTATCGTTCCGAAGGCAGAAGTAGAGAGTACGGTAGAGGGTCAAAGGTGGAGGCTAACGTTCCATCCCATCCCTGATGCTGCATACATACTGAGATACCGATACAACCGATCCCCTGAAACAATCAATGATTCCAACCCTTATCCGTTGGGTGGAGAGGTTTTAGGGGAAGTGATCCTTTCAGCCTGTCTGTGGGAAGCAAATAAACGTCTAGACGATGGTAACAAACCTACGTTAAAACAGGAGTTTGTAGAAAGATTGATTGCAGCAGTCCACCACGATAGGCGACAATTCACTCCTGATTCATTAGGAACCAATAGCGACCCCAGTACCTTGCAGGACACTTATGACTCCCATACAGGTACGGGTCGTCGAGACTTTTACTACGTCAAAGTAAACGGCGTAATACCAGGAAAGTAATATGGCAAACAATCATTACGCATCACAAACATATAGCGCAGACGTAGTTGCAGAAATAGCAAACGTCAGCCCTATTCCGGCTGGTCCGTTTGAAACAGGCACTTTTATTTCGCCTGCCTCGATGACCCAGCAAGACATTCAGTTTTACGTGTCTGACAGTGAAACAGGAACGTACAATCAGTTGTGTTCGGCCACTACAACGGTCGTTAAAATTACAAGCGCAACACAAGCGAAAGCATACCCAATTCCAGCAAGTGCGTTGGATGGGGTTAAATGGCTAAAAATTATTACAGCATCAGACGCCGTTGCTGGCATACGATTAACTTTTAATTAGGAGACTATTGTGAGCGGTCACAGAATTACAGCGGATTTATTGAAAGCGGATTTCGACCAAGCCGATCCTGGTGCTGGTGGTAGCATTACCGCAGAAGGCAACTGGACGGTGGTAGAAATTGTAACAGCCGCATCGGAAGCTCGTTCTTTGAAAGACCCTGTTAAATCAGGTCAGGTTATTGTCCTCACCCTCAAAACTGATGGTGGCGATTGTGCGGTTACAGCCGCTACTGCTTGCAATACCGCAGGAAACACAGTGATTACTTTTGGTGACGCTGGCGACACGGTAGTGCTTACAAGCATTCCCAACGGAACCAGTGGATACAAGTGGATCATTACGGCGAACGACACCGCAGCACTTAGCTAATCATGGGTTATGGCAAAACAACGTCAGCTATCGTTGTCCTGGCCTGTCAAGGGTTTGGACAAACGGGGTTCCTACGAAAAACAGGCTCCGTATTCCACACCCGATGCGCTCAACGTCTGGACAGATGACCGCTCAGAAGGGCGAGAGCGTGGTGGAAGCAGGCCGGGATTAGGCAAGACGTTTAGCCAGCAAATCTCTGGCTCGTCTGCCCGTGTACGTCTTGTAGACACAATTCAGTACATCAAAGACGGTGAAAGAGAAACCATTCTTGTAGCGTCTGCTGGCGGTGAGTTCTGGTATCAGTCTAACGCCAGCACTATGACAAAGGTAGCTAACGGTGCAGATGGTTCATCTGGAACTCTTCCTACGCTAGCAAGCGACCGCTCGCTAGTCTCGGCTCCTCTGAAACAAAAGCTATACATTGCTGATAATGGTGACGGCAGTGATACCTTGGTTGATTCTGGAACCAACGGCGTATTAGCTAGCGGTACTGGGTTTACAGCTAGCGGAAAAAACTTTGGTACTCTCGGTGTAGACAAAGACGACCATTGTGTGGTCATACTTTCTCGTGGTGCAGGCGTTAATGAAATACAAACAATAGCAGTAGACGGTACTCCTTTAGCTGGTACATATTTTCTTGAGTTTAACGGGTCACGTACTATTGACTTAGCGTTTAACGCTGACGCAACGACAATTAAAAACGCTTTAGTTCAGCTATCGTCCATTGGAAAAAACTCTGCTGGAGCCGATAACGTAGCTTGCAGCGGAGGCGCGTTACCTGGAACTCCCGTAACGGTGACGTTTCAAAACGACCTCGAAGCACAGCGGGTTCCGTTAATTACAGCGTTTAGCCATGAGCTAACAGGCGGTGGAACAGACGAAGTCCAGACACTTACTCAAGGTGCTACAGGCGGTACGTTTAACTTAAAAGTCATTGTTGATGGACAGGTAGAAACCACTGCCCCTATCGCGTGGAACGCTAATGCAGCAACGGTACAAGCAAGAATAGAAGCGTTGTCAATTGTTCCTACTAGTAATGTTAGCGGAACAAACTCGGCCACAGATTTAAGTGATGGCACAGTAATCATTACGTTTGTACAAAGTCTTGGTAGCCGAGATGTAGCAATACTAGCAGTTGATTCTGCTGGTTTAACAGGTGGAACTAAACTTGTAACTGTTGCTGAAACAACTAAAGGTATAAACACTGACATGCGTGTGTCTCGTTCTACCCGAGGTCAAACAGGACGAACCGTAACAGGTGCGTTTGAAATAACTGAGGTAGACGGCGAAGACATTACACTTGCTACTGCCCCCAATGCAGAAAACGTAACAGGTTTAAAGTACCGCATTGCTCGAACAATTAAAGTTTACGATCCCGTAGACAACAAGATGTACCCGTTGTTTCAGGATTGGCTAAAGGGTTCTGTCCCCACAAACTGCACTACAATAGCAGCGTGGAGAAACCGTCTTGTCTGCGTAGAGGCAAGTAACCCACAAAACTTTAAAATGTCTCGTCAAGGAGACACAACGGATTGGGATTACTCGGCAGATGACGCACAGCGATCCATTGTAGGTAGTCTTACGTCAGCAGGTCAGATTAGCGAACCAATCATCGCGTTGGTCCCCTATCACCAGAACTGCTTGGTTCTTGGGTGTACTTCGTCTTTGTGGATTATGACTGGTGACCCAGCACTAGGGGGGACGGCCCGAAGGCTTGACGACCAGATTGGTATTCTTGGTCCTAAATCCTGGTGCCTTATAGCAGGTGGGTACATGATGTTTATGAGCCGCGATGGTTTGTACGTCATGCCTCCTGGGTGCGGTACAGCCCCTACAAGCGTATCTAGAGAGCTTCTTCCTGAAGAACTACTCAATATCGACACTTCCACTAAAACCGTAACGATGGCGTATGACATGCGTTACAGAGGTGTACATTTGTTCATCCACGGTGGGTCGAATACATCTCATTGGTTTATTGACATTAAAACCCGCATGGATGGGGACAAGGTAACAGCAGCATTTTGGCCTGTGTCCTATCAGGCAGACCACGTAGCGTCGGCTTGTCATACTCGGAGGGACTTTACGTCTAACGAGTCTCCTGTGGTATTTGGTTCTCATGACGGATACTTGCGGCATCTTAAACCCTCTTTAGACGAAGACGATGGAAGCAACGCTATCAGTTCTCATATTGTTTTTGGTCCTTTTGCTTTGGGCGACAGTTCAGGAATGTTTGAGGGAAAGCTGAGTTCGATATGTGCAGCATTAGGGCAGAACAGCGGAAATGTTACGTGGTCCGTTCATGTGGGCCAGACCGCCGAAGATGCGGTAGACGCTGCTGCAAGGGAAACCGGAACGTGGACAGGGTACGCAGGGACCGGACTACAGTACCGCGCCCATCCCAAAGCTAGGGGGGCTTTTGCAACGGTCAAGATAACAAGCGCAGGAACGTAATGGCTTTACGTAAAGATAAAGTTGCTGCTGCGTTACAAGCGATGAAGGGTATATGTTCAGACCCAAAAAACCCAACTGCTTTACCAGAAGTAATGGGTCAGCTAGCAGACATATTAGGGAATGTGTTTGACGACATAGCTCTTCCAGAACTTCCGCAAATAGACTCAGGAGAGTTTGGGTTTCCAAACGACGAACCGTTTGATTTTCCATTAGGCGGTGGAGACGTGCCTTCGTTTGATCCTTCGGATGGATTTGAAGGCGGTTCTCCTGGCGGTGGCGGTGGTGGAGGCGGTGGCGGTGGCGGAGAAGGTGGTGGCGGCGGTGGCGGCGGCGGTGGTGATCCATGCGTCGGCGCAATTCCAGTAAATGTCACATATTTAGCAGAAACAACAGAAGAAATACCTGCAGCCAAAGATGGAATCCCAGGCATAGGAAGTGTTAAACTTCAAGTAGCCGTGCCGGAAAATCAACTAAAGCTAACGGAATGCAATCAAAAATGCGTAGACGATTTCGGTAAAGACATTAAAGAAATTGATAAACAAATAGCAGCAAATCAAAAAGCACTCGGCACAGTTCTTGATGGTGTAGGAAGCACAGTAACATTGTCGTCAGCAATTGTCTCAACTCCCCTTCTTAACGCCAATCCGACAGGCACAATAAATTTAACTGGATCATCAAACGACAAAATTGACGAGCTTAAAAGATTAAAGTTTGAACAAGAAAAACTTTTTAACCAGTGTTTGTCTGACTGCAGAAAAGAAGACAATAAAAATGAAGTAGGCAATGAAGTAGTAGCTGGCGCAAAAATTGAAGATATAGGAATAGCTGAAGCAAAAAACATAAGTTGCGAAAAAATAGAATCGGGTACTCAAGTAGTTGTAAGCGGGACAATTATAGAACCATCTGGCTGCGGCGAAGATGATTTATACGTCATAGTAGAGTCCTGTGGGTGTTGCGAGGATGATGAATAGCAATGGTTTTTAAAAAAGGAAACCCAGGATGTCCTTGTTGCAACTGTCCTTGTTCGTGTTACAAGTTTGACGATGACGCCAATGATTGTGCTGGCAATAGAGATTTAACGGCAACTAGTGCAGAATATGTCACGGGAAAGCTAGATAAAGCCGCTAAGTTTAATGGGTCATCATCCTACGAGCATAAAGACCATTGTTGTTACAGGTTAGGGCCGGATGGAATAGCGGTGTGGTTTTGGATTAAAGCCGATTACGCCGCAAGTTATTCGTATGGTGGCGGTGTCGGCGGTCCCGTTTTTTTACCCGAGGGGGTAATAATGAAAGGGTCAATAGAAGAAACTGGAACCCCGCCGAATATGAAATATGACTTTGATGGAGAGTGGGGCATATTTCTTGACCTAAGCTCGCCTAGTCCAAGTTTTGTTGGTGCTTTAAATTTTGTGGTAAACAATAACAACGCCGGTGGCGATCCTTTAGGAAACGTTGATTTTACGTTCAGGGGACTAAACGGTAATCACAATCCTGAGCTTTACGAACCGTGGATGTTTTTTTACTTTTGGGTGTCTATTGCAGACGGAAAAATGTATGTCAGTGAGAATGGCGGAGTAGCCAATACAACAAATTTAACTGGAACCCAAACGCTTACCAGCGACAAGCCTTTGCATATTGGAGAAAATACAGGCGGGAAAAAGTTAGGAGAACAGCAGCCTGGGGGCGCACGACCTATACTTATAGACAACGTAGGGTTTTGTCGGTCTATCAAATCTAAAGAGTGCATGGAAGCTAGAGCTAGCAAACTTTACAATTCTGGTGCTGGTTTAGCCTGCCCAAGTGGAGGAATGTAATATGGCTTGTTGTGGTAAAGTGGGTAAATTAGCTACAGAAACAGTTCGCTGGATGTCTGCGGGAAAACCATATCGCTCTGATCGTAGCATTGATGCTATATTTACCCATATCTGCGTACCTTGTGAGCATTACAAATCAAAGACCGAAGCTACTGGATCGTGTGGGGTTTGTGGTTGTGGTTTAAAGAAAGAGGGAAAAACCCTCAATAAAATAGCCTGGGCAACGGCCCACTGTCCTGAAAAGAAATGGTGAACTTATGTACCCTTCTTCTAATATCCCTAGCCTGCAAGATATTCAAGAGCAGTATCGTAAAGCAGCAGAACGAGCCAGGGGGCGTGACGTTGCTGCTCCGTTTGCGGCAGCGACAGGTGAAATGGCTCACGGTCGAGCTTCAGAACTGGAAGCTCTTAATCGGCAGCAAATTCAAGCGCAACGACAAGAGCAAGCAATGTCTCATGATACGGGCATGGAAATGCTTGGTGGAAATATGGCTGGCGAACAACGATTTCGTCAAGCTGTAGCAGAGGGTGGTCAGAGATATAACCAAGCCGCCTCTCAGTTAGGAATACAGCAAGCTCAAGCAGAGCAATCCCGTGATGCTCGGGCTGACGCAATGGACCTTCAGGCAACTGGAGCAGGAATGCAGTTTGCAGCTATGGAACGAAAAGAACAGTTGCAAAGAGAGCTGGCACAACTTCAATCTGCTTCAAGGGCTTTGGATCGGCAACACTCAGCAGCAATGAACGCTGCCAATAATGCTACACAAAGAGCAGGCATTGCAGCAAACTCAGCAAACGCACGAGCGCAAATACAAGTTGCTCAAATGCGAATAAAAGCAGACATTCGCAGAACACAAATTGCAAACCCACAATTTAGCGGTGGTGGCATGACTGCTAACTACTCTACTGGGGCGGGTAATTTTCAGGATCATCTTAGAAGCATGGGAGTAATGGGATAATGGCATTGTTTAGACGTCCACGTAATATGTCTCGGTTTTCTCGGGGGCGAATGTTTAACCGTCGAAGCGGTGGGTATGCACCTCAACTGTACTCAGGGTTTCGTCCACGCAGGAGGTCTCATAGGCGTTTTCAAACTCAAGTATCTTCCTACGGTGCTGATTTTGGCGGTCGGCATCAAGCAATGACTGCTCACGCAGGTCACGGAGGAAACGTATACGCAGCAATGCTTAATCAAGCTCGTCGCGGTGGAACAAACTTGGGTATGCGTGCTAGCGCAAACGTAAATCGTTCTAGCCGACAACTTAGGCATTACCGAAGGGGTCTTTCTGGTGCTGGTCGAGATGCTTTTTCAAATTTTATGGGGGGCCGGAGACGCAGTGATTTTGGAAGCCGTACTGAGTTTACAGCGGCAAGACGCCAAGCTCGCCGCGAAAGAGTTCAAGCTCGGCGTCAATACGCCGGAAATTACAGAAATCCTCACACCGGAACATCCCATAGGCGAGTAACTACATTGTCTCGTCATGGAGGCGAGTACGGCAATTTTAGGGGAGCCACAAGATTTACAACTCCGACTACCGCAGGCATGAGAAACCGTATGAACCGTAACACTACAAGGCATCAAGGCGCGACAAACAGGTATCGGTGGGGACAGCGAAACCCAACTATGCAAAGTCCATCGCTAATACCGTGGTTGGGTGGAGGAAACAGGCAGGTTCCGTTAAGAAACATTAGCTTAGGCGGTTACAGGTATATGTCGCCCCGGTTTCACACGAGATTAGGTCAAGCTCAACGAGGACAGCAGACAGTTCAAGGGCTTGGAAACAGGATTAACAATTTGCCAAATTTGCGTAATATGTGGCGGCGTGGAATGCAGTTCAACATTAACCAAAATCAGCAAGACATAAATCGCGGAATGGGACGACGAAACATTGCCTGAATCTAGACTACAAAGTGACATGATACTGAACATGAGCCGCGCTCAACGAAGGGCGATGGCTCAACGAGGACAGATAGCCTCTAACCAGCGCGAGTGGATGGACTATATTCAAATCCGCGATAGCGGTGGATATGGAGGCGGCAATCAGTATTATGGCGACAGTTCTGGAGAACACTTGGCAGACGGTCGCGCTTACAGAGAGCAAATGAGCGACCAACGCCGCTCTCAGATACAGTACCAAAGATTTCAACAGCAAAGGTTCTTAGAGGCTCAAGAGTTTCAAAACGCTATAGCGCTCGAAAATTACAAAGCGCAGCAAGCCCAGCAGGAAACTGAACAAGAACAAAAGCAAATATTAGGGGAAATAGAGCAATGGAAAAACAATGCAGAAGTTGATCCATACACCCGAGAATGGAATATGAATCAGCTTTACGGAAAGCTGTGGGACATCGATGCTGCTCCAAATCAACCTAAGACATACGACATTGATACTGGAGTAACCGACAGAGAAGGCAACCCTATATTTGACAGATGGCAGCTAACTCCCGAAGGAACGTCAGTAAAAATTGTTGACGGTGTTGATAATTACAACAAGCGTGTTTCAGAAGACCGGCAAAGAGATGAGTTCGACGAAAAGAAAACGCACAATGGCTGGCTTCGACAGGACGGCACTCGAAAGACTGATCAAAAAGATAGAGAGCTTGATCAATCGGATCGAAAGACAGTTCAGCAGCGTGCAACAGACCGAGGCAAACGCCATGGAACTTTACGTGGTGAACAATTAGACCTCGCCAATCATAACGAAAGCAAAAACCTTGCTGGTTTACTTTCAGAACACAAACAAAACTGGATAGATAATCAGTACCAAGCAGCCCACGGAAACGCGAACCATCCCGCTGCCGACGAAGCGAGGATTAGAGCGCAACTTGAAACAAAATACACACCACCAACGTCTGGCAGTGGTGAATTTTTGCAAATGAAAAATCAAGCACACGAGGAAGCGTATTATGGAGAAGAAGACCCATACACTGTTCCGCGAGGGGACATAGATGAACGTCAGGGAGGCTTTGATAATTTAGAAGTGGAGCCTGAAGACCTAGACCCAGAGTTCAATGACCAACGAGTAGACTACCAGCCTGAGCAGGACATGATTGCTCAAAATGATGTAATGGAAGACATGAGTGGTAATCCCTTAGATATGGATCAAGGGATGTTCGAGTTACCTGCTTAAAGGTTAAATTTTAATGGGACGCATTGTAAGAAATGCTCAGGGACAGGAAGTCTATGTACCTTCCCTTCAAGAGCAGGGGATTAATATACCCCACCAAGATTCTCTTTTCGACGAACCTACGGTTGCTGATTTAACAGAACCTATTCCGGTTCCAGGCGGCGCGCCAATAGAACGCGCGCAACCAGTTGTCTATGACCGCGAAAATACTGAGTTCACAAATCTTCTTTTAAACGAAGAAGAAAATGAACGCATGCGGCAGCTTGAACGAGAACGCTACCAAAGGGAAAAAGAAGCCGAAAAAAATCTACAACAAACAGACGCTTATAGGAACTGGTCATCCGCTATGGACCAGTGGATGGAAAGCGTTAAAGAATACAAAAAGCATCTTGGTAGCTGGAAGCAACAAGGCGGCACCGAAGAACAGTTTGTAAAACAATTTGGTTATCAACCCAGCCAAGAAGATGCCGGAGTACCAGAACGACCTCGGGCTCCTCAAGTATTGGATGAGCGACCGTACATGGGGTTTTCTAACCGCAGTGCAGAGAACACGCCCACTGGCAGAATTATTCAGCAAGCAGAATCTGCTCGTCATTCTAAAGAAGAAGAAGAATCTCAGATAAGAGACGAGCGCGTTCGCAAACAAAAAGATTTTGAAAAACAAAGAAAGCAGGCAATTCTCACTAGCCCTGACGCTATTAAAATAGTTGATGAGCTTCTTGATAAATACACCGACGAAAAGCTTGGCAGGTATTCTGCGCATGAACTTCCTGAGTTGCACGGTCAAAACCTGCACGAAGGTTTCAAAACGTGGTACACCCAAAACCCATTGGTTGAAGGCGCTGCGTGGAGCGACCGCATTGAAGGGCGAGCGTTTAGCGAGTTAATCAACCAAAGACGCGACAGGCGAACACGGTTAAGCCGCATTCAAGCAAGGCTTGACGGAGAATGGGAGCGGTCAGACGCTAGGGCTGCGGGGCAACCTCGTCCTGATGCCGAGGTGTATTTAGAGCAACAACGACAGCAGCATAACGAGCAAGAAGCTCGTCTAAACCAAGCACGCGAAGAGCGGCGTCAAGACATCGCTGTCGATCCCAATGTGCTAGCGGCTGGTGCGGAAGAAATGCTAGGACTTGATCCTACCAGCGCGTCTCTTATGGGTCTTGGGCAAATGGCTAGGAAAGACCCTGGTCCGCGAAAGTCACGGAAGTTTGACGAAATTGGTTTTGCACTGTCAGAGGGTAGAGAGGCACAAGCTAGAGATTGGGTTGATAGCCAAGCAAGATTAGTTGACCGAGATTATGAAACTGATCCCGTAGATACAGCGAGAGGCGAATACGATCCTCGCGTCGGAGGACGACCTTCAGAAGACATTAGCGATGACATGCCGTGGTACGAAAGTCTCGGACACAAAGGCATGGAAGGCGCTCGGCATGGCATAAACGCTCTGGCTGAGTTAATGCACGCAGTTACTCCAGGGTACGGAGGAACAGCCGTTCCGTTTGAAGGCCCAAGTTCTTACGAAAAGCTACAAAAAACGCATGCAGAGCGGCGTAAGCAGTGGTTTGAAAGCCAGGCTAAAAACCCGCTGTTTCAAATTCGCCAAGTGATGATGGATCACATTCAGAATCGCCAAGCAATTGTTTTAGAAAACGGACAAGAGATACGGTTATTTGAACTACCTGAAGAAGAAAAGCGCCGATACTTAGGCCACTTCTTAAAAACAAACCACCCCGAGTTAACCGACGAAAAAGTAAACGCTTTAATTGATCATGCTTTTAAACACACAACACAAGCCAAAATTACATTAAATAAGTTCGATCAGCAGCTTGCCGCTTCCCAAGCAAACCTCATAAAAGCTGACCGTCGCGGTGCGCAACCAGAAACGCTGGGCGAAGGTGCGTTAGACAACATAAACAAAATAGAATACATAATCGACCAAGCTAATTTTTTACCAGGATTCATAAAAGATAAGCTAGACGTTATACCGGAAAGCGAACGCTCTAAAATATTATCTAAAGCTGCCAAACAAAGAAAAGCTAACGCTGAATCTTATTCCAGGCTTAGGGATCATTTAGAAAAACAAGGTTACTGGGGTTCTGTAACAGACCTCGATGAAGTTTTTGAAAAGTTTCATATCGATACTAATTGGCAGACAGCGCGTGCTAAATTAGCGTCTATTGTTTACGACCAGTTTAAACATAAAGGCGATCAAGAAGTTGTTAAGCAGTTGTCGCTTCAAAAAACCAGCAAAGAAGATTACGTTTTAGCGCTACGCAAGCTGGAAGCATCTCGGGGTAAAGAATTAGCTTTGCATATTGCCGACATGGTAAACATGCCGAAACGAGGTTCTCTTTCAAAATTTGCACTGTGGTCGTTGTCTGTTAGCCAAGAAGCTGTTGGAATGCTTGGTACGGCTGTATACGGTGTTGCTGGCGCTGTTGGAGTTCCAGGGGCAGAAACTGCCGGACTTCGCTTTAAAGAACTCATCGACAATCACAGCATTGCTGTACAAGAATTAGAAAAGCAATTTCTTTCCCCTAACATTGCAAAAATATCTGCGCCTGCCCGAAACGCTATGTCGTTTCTTTTAGCAGCAGCAATTACAGGCAATCTGGCTCCTGTAATGAAGAGCATGGGCGGCGTTACAGCATTGGCTGGTGCAACGTCGTTTGGGGATGGCTACCTAGAGTCACGCAAAGCAGGTCACGGCCAGGAGCATTCAGTAGCTTACGGTGTTTTGTTGGCAATGGCTGAAACTGCCCCGATGGTAATGGCAGCAAATTTAGGAAAGATTATTCCTGGTAGTGAAGGTATTCTTCGGTACTTTAAACCTGGAGGTTTCTTAGGAACTAAAGGTCCAGTTTCTGGAGTAATGAAGTCCGCTGTAAGACAGGGAATGGCGTCACTTACTTTACTACCTGCGACAGTAGCTAGTGAAGCTTGGCAAGAAGCGTTGACTGCTATAGGTGAGTCTATAGCCGCTGGTTACTTCATTGACCACAAGCGAATGTCTAAGTCGGCTATCACAACAGCCGTGTCAGAAGCCATTAAAGGTGCAGTCATTGGTGCTGGCTTTGGTGAAGTGGTGAGTGCGCAAGGCGCAGTAATAAATCAGTTTGAGTTCAACCGCCAAATAAAAAATCAAGTTACAAAAGAGTTAAAGGATTTCGGCAAAACATCATTCCTAATGAACCAAGCAATAATGATGTCTAACCCTGACGGCGTGCTTGAGTTTGTTAATTCACCTACTCGAACAAAGCTGGCAAAAATACTTCCTGGCGGTAAGTTAAGCGGTCCTCAACGGCAACAGCTTGCTGATTCATTGCGTCCATTTGCGGAGCGTTTAAACGCTTTTCGTAATGCACCAAGGTGGCATTCCGTAACAGTTATGCACAACGGGCGTGAGAGAGTGATTAGTGTTCAAGCAGCTAACCAGCAAGAAGCAGAGCAGAAAGCACTGAACGAAGTACGCGGGGTACAAGTTGTACCTGCCATTACCCCCGAAACAGTTGACTCGTTTGATAAAAAACAACACGACACTTTTGGGTTTACAGAAGCGCCCATTAAAGGTGGAGCCGAAGACCTTCAGCGATTCGACGAAAGCGGAGTTAGTACAGAAGGAAGGTCGAGCAAAGATGCGTCCGGGCGATTTGGCCCTAAAGGAATAGAAATCCTTATTCCCGATGAGTTTGGAGGTTGGCCTGCAACTATAACAGAAGCTGAACGTGAATTTAATGAATTAGAAGAAAGTATTAAATCATCGGAAAAAAGTTATCGTGATAATGATTATGTTGAAGGGATTGCAACGGACGAAGGACTGCAAAATGATATTAAACAGAGAGATGAGATAGCAAAACGAATTGCTATAGCCAAAAAGAGGCAGGCTGCTATTGGCCCTGCTCAACCAACCCCAGACCCCACGCCCCAGCCCACGCCAGAACCTACCCCAGAGCCTACTCCGCAACCAACGCCTGCACCCGCTACAGATAAAAAAACCCAGGACGCTCTCAATATAGTTAATAAAAATCTTTTGCCTGACAATGACAAAAACAAGCACGGTTCGGCGGCAGTAATAATACCTAACATAAATCATGCAATTGAAGACGGTACTCTTAGCGAGCTTCAAGCAAAAGTGTTAGTAAGAATGCTTGAAAACATTACCGGCGACACGGTTCAAGCTATACTCACAGACCCAAGATGGGCCAAAATTTTTGAATTTCCCCAGCGTCAGTTGATTCAATCTATAGGAACACTTGTTGACGCAGGGATAGAGTTTGAAAACCCGATAACTAAAGAGCTACAAAAAGCTGGCTTCCTTCCTAAAGACGCTGAAGCCACTCCAGAACCTACTCCTCAACCCACACCTACACCGCAACCAACACCAGAGCCTGCTCCGCAACCCACACCTCAGCCGACACCTAAAGCAGACGTTGTTAAAGCCGAGCCAATCCTGAGCATGGATGAAATTGAAGGCCAAAGCATGGCCGAGCTTGGTGCGACACCAGACATATGGGGAGGCGTCAAAACTGGTCAGCCAACATCTTTTACTACGTTTCACGGCAAAGGACGTACTGACAAGTCATCAGTGTACGCCGAGGGAGTAGAAGGCCCAGCGTTAGGGAAAGGTCGTTACACTGCGTTGTCAGAAAAAGACGCAAAGCGTTACGGGCCAAATGTAAGCGAAATGAACATTACGCTTGAAAACCCATATGTTCTTGAGTCAGACGAACAACTTGCTGAACTAGCTGGACAAATAAACATCCCAGACAAAGGGGCACCTGCTTCTGACTGGGCGATGGCATTAAGAAAAATACGGTCTGTGCTTGCTAAACGGGGACACGATGGAGTCATTGTGAATGTTCGCAAGCTGCGAGATTTTGATGAAGGCGCAGGAATTAAAGACGTAAGAGCGTTGCGGCGAGTTTTTGGACATTCGCAAATAGTTGAGTTCAATCCACAAGAACAGCCCGCCCCCACTGAGGCTGCACCAGGGCCAACCGAAGGTGATCCAAAGCTCGACGCTATGAATGTCAACGAGCTTAAAGGGATAGCTAAAGAGCTTGGTATTAAGAACGCTGGGACGATGAGAAAAGCAGCGCTCATCGAAGCTATAGAAAACGCAAACGAAATATTAGAAGGTTCAGCAGCAATCCCAGACAGCTTTATTAAAAAGGGCGGCGAAGGCCATGAAGCACTTCGCCAGCGTGTAATTGATAGAGACTTAGATGGTAAGCAGCCCTCTGAAGTTAACGAAAAAGATGCGTTAAGTTTTTTGTCCAAATTTACGGGTGGAACGTCCCCGAAAAACGCCGCAGATTTTTACAAGTCTGTGGGAATTGAAACAGATGTAACTACTAAAACTGAAACCTTTGGGCCGCAGGAAAACATAACCGTTCCCGCGAATGATGAGAACTTCGAGGTAGGGACTGCTGCGTCACCCAATGCTTCTCTTCCTTTATACAATCCAGTTAGGATGACATCGGAACAGCACGCTGAATTACAACGATTTGCCGACAACAGAAAGAATAAAGCGCAAGACGTAATTAATAAGTACGACGAAATAATGGGGACCACCCCACGGCAAAAAAAGGCTCGTCGTCAACAAGCGTTTGTTTTATGGGCTAACGGATCGTACACACAAGGACAGTATGCAAAAGCTGGCGGTGACGCAAACTGGGTTGCGAAATTAACTTACAAAGACCGTGACGGAAAAGCATTAGAAACACCTGGAGTAGTTATAAAGTTTGGTGGCGTTGCTGGCCGAAGCGGAACGCCGCTGTTTATCGGCAAGCATGACGCAGGAATATTAAGAGCTGCTTTTAAAGCAGGCCCAGACGAAAAAACCAATCTTCCAAAAGCGTTAGACAAGCTTTTCCCAGGGGCAGGTTTTACAAGCGGCCTGGTTAATAATAACAGAAGCGTAGGAGCGTATGTAAGTCAGCCTATTGCTGGCACAGAAGGCAAAACCAAAGCACCTATTACGCACACAAACATCACTGGCGTTAAGGTTAAAAGCGGGCAGATAAACAAAATACGCGACGTTGTCAGCGACATAATTGACAAAGACGTAGCAACTACAATTGCAATGACAAGAGAAAAGGGTGGAACGTGGATAAGAGAGGCCATTGATTTAGCTATAGCCCAGGACGAAGGGACGGAGCTAACTGCTACGCAAAAAAATCTTGTAGATGCTGCCGCTAAGGTTCGACCAAAATCGTTTTTTCAAGCAGCTTTAGACTCAAGGAAAGCCAAAGGTGACCGCAAGAGGACCGAGAAAGAAAACCAGATTAATCGGCGAGCTAAGTTCACAGAAACAAAAGAGCAGCTTGAAGGTAAAACCAAAAACGAGCTAAAAGAAATTGCTAAAGACCTTGGGGTCAGGACTACAGGCAATAAGCCTGACATAGTTAATCGTATCTTGGATGCTGTCGCAGAAGCCAAGTCTCCCATCGGGATAGACCCTCCTCCAGGGCCAAGTGTTCCCCCGCCAAAACAAGAAGCACGCGAAGCAGTAGAGCGTGATTTATCTACGCGAGCAGATGAAGCAGCGGCGCAATCAGCAACCGACCTGCGAAATGTTATGGACAAAGCCACCCCCACTGAGGCTGCTGAGGGGGTTCTGGTCAGAAGCAGACAAACAAACAAAGACGGAGACAAGTATTTCACTGACGAAGCGTTTGAAGAAACTGGTGCGTTTAGCCACGGCTCACGATCCGCCATAGTTTATATGTCTCCAGAACAATTTTTACAGTTAGCCGATGACGTTAAAACACCAGATAAAACAAAAACAGCAACGGTTTCGTCGGTTATGTCTGGAAGCCAGCAGTTTGACCAAATTCCATTGCTTGAGTTTGATCATGATGGGAAAGGCAATGCTGTTGTTACGTCGCACGAAGGACGCCATCGAGCCCTTGCGTTAATTAAGCAAGGCGTAACGTCTATGCCGGTAAATCTTCGGTCTATTCAAGGTCGCCGTGACAGCACCACTCCAGGCGATGCTATAGTTTGGACAAAGCAAGATGAAGGCAACTGGGACAAATTAACGGGAACGTGGCCGTCAACGCTGCAAGGGCAAGACAACAGGCACACGGTTCCTTTCCCTGTGCGAGACCTAAGAGCCCAAGCCCCCACTGAGGCTGCTGAGGGGCCAATAGACGTTTCTGGAATAGACGTAAGTACGCCGGAACAAAGAGCAGACGAGTCAGTGAAAATGGAAATTGCTGACAAAATAAACGCAGGGGTTGTTTATCGGGGCGCAAGAGAAGGCAATCCACAAAAACTTTATTCGGGCAAAGGTAATTACTTTATTTCGTCAGAAAGTTTTGCCAAAACATACGGCAAAACGGCTGCTTGGAATGTAACTATAGAAAATCCATTGATTGTGTCTGAGCAGGAGTGGATGGAACTTACTCAAGTTGACCCCAAAGCTCTAGACAGATTATTTGACAACAACGAAGACCAAGCGTTAATGGCCGAGCAGACAGGCGTAGAATACAACCCCATAGACAGCGTTGTTTATATAGCAAAATCGAGCGGCGGCAGAAAAGGAATTTCAACAAACGTTGTCGTTTACATCCCGCCAAGCAACCAAACTAACCAACCATCGCCAAAGCTAGATAAAAGCGAAAAACGAAAAACGTCAATAAACTCTGTTCCAATCGTTGATTTAGGAAAAATAACTCCAAGCCAAATGGCCGAGCTAGAGTCAACTGGCAAGCTAGAGCTAGAAGACAGGGTTTTAACAGGAAAACCATCCGCAAAATTAAAAGCTATATGGGAAAAAATCTCTGCTCCCACCCCCACTGAGGCTGCAACGGAACAAAAGGAAAAGCGTTCTCGACTGAATAAATTTAAAACATCGTTTTACAAAGTTGTTGCGATGTACGTTCAGGACGGAAAATCTTTAGATGAAGCTATACAAAAAGTCAAAGAGCGGTATGGAAACCTTGACCCAGCAAAGGTGTACGAGAAGGAACTTGAGTGGGCAGGCGCTCTTGATGACTCTGCTTTAAAGGTCGAAGCCAAAATTAGAGGCATAGACACAAAAGGAAAAACTAAAGCTCAGATTCAAATGGCCGTGGCAAAATCTGTAACTAAAAACGTATTACGTTCAATTAAAACTGCTGAGGCTGACACCCGAAAGAAGTTCGAGGGTTTTAAAACAGCTAGCGGAATGGATAAATCAGCACCGCTTCAGGCTAGGCCGCAAACAACTGTTCTTCCCAGAATAAAAGTCTCGCCTTTGCCTTTCCCAGAAGGGCAAACTCCCCCAACTCCTGGGTCAGTTATAGCTACCGTAGATGTTGGAAGAACTCCAATAAAAGCAAAGACTAAGAAAAATGTTCTTGGTTCTTACCAGCCTCGCACTGGTCAAATTAAAATTAAGTACGGGGGCGACCTCGATACGGCTGCGCACGAGCTTGGTCATTATGTAGACGACGCTACCCAGATTGGCTCAGAGCTTATCAAAGTGGATAAGTATCCCTCTACAGTTACGCACGCTGACGGCACAATTGAAGACGTTGAAATAGAAATCATGGATTTCAGCGACGAAGCCAAGGGGATGCTGGAAGAAATTATGAATTTTGCGGCGTATGGTTCCATTCAAGCTACTGGCCCGCAGTCAAAACAAGATTACGTTGTAGGCGAAGCTATTGCAGAATGGATCAGGGCTTACTTGGTAAACCCAGATGCTACGCTTGATCAAGCACCGACGTTTTCTAAATTCATTTTGGACCGTTTAAAGTCAAGAGCGCCTGAAGCGCTTCAGAAGCTTGAAAACTTTGGCAATAAGATACGGCAGCACGCCGGACTATCGGGCATAGATAAAACAATTGCGAATGTAAAGTTTGAAGGTTTTGGCGGCAACAAAGAAAGTCTTATTAAACTTGCTTTAAACAACACGGCTCATTTTGCCCAGGAAATAGTTACAAGAATTAAATCGGAAACTGGGCATGAGTTTAACCCTGGCTTGTATAGCAAATTGCAGGTGTGGTTCGGGGACAATCTTGACCCTGCTCTTCACGCAATTGACGTTCTTAAAGCCCGCAGGGGTGGCGTTGTAAATCCACTCAAAGACCCTGAGATGTTAATCAGGAACCTGAAAGGACAGATGACGCAATTCGAGGACCAGCTATTACACGGCCCCATTGACTGGGAAGCGTGGAATAAAGGCAAAGGGATTGTTCGTCTCGGGTCAGCGCAAGGGGTCGGAAACCTAGAGTATCTGTTTGCTCCTTTTGATTTTACAACAGAAGAAACTTTTCAACGCGATTTAGAACGTGTTCACGCTTTTATGATTTCAGAACGGCATATTGAAAGAAGCGAAGTTATAGACAAAAAAGCGTTAGAAGAGCTATTTGAAGACATTGATTTAATTGTTGCTGAATTAGAGTTAGCAGTTAACTCGCACAAAGAAGACGGAACCGAAATACCTCAAGAGCTAGCAGACGAAACAAAGCTTTATACAGAAGCTTTTATGGAAGCAACACAAGCAGTTGCAGACGCTAAGTTTGGCGAAGGCAAGTACATGGAAGGCTTGCGAATTATTTACTTTAAGTTAGGCGAGGAAGCTGTTGGCAAAAAAGCAAAGCGAATGATTAACGCCAACAACATCAAAAGAAATAAGATGGTAGGTTCTGGTGGTGGGTTGGTGGGTGACCTTGATGTGTCCCAGCAAGCGTTAGATGAGATTAACGCTCTTCCGTCAAAAGATATTGCTAGACTTAAAGAGGCAGCAAAGCGGTACAGAGCATTTGCAGACGCCACTATCTTAAAGCCATTGCTGCATTTCGGACGAATATCCCAAGAGCAGTACGACAAAATTAAAGAAGACAATCAGTTTTATGTAACTATGCAGCGAGTGCTTGACGAAAACAACCTTGTGTTTGCTGACACAATTGACCTTAAAAGCCGGTCGTCTGTAACGTCTACTAAGGAAGTAATTAAGCGGTTTTTTGGTAGCACGGAGCCTGTCTCTAATATTTACGTCTCAATGCTGCAAATGGGTCAAATTGCGCAGTACGAAGCGCAGCGAAACAATGCGCTAGCCATGATGGTTGGTTTGGCTATGGGTGATCCGAGGGGAATGTACGAAGGCGTTCCTGTAGACCTTGCTCAAATTATGCGACGAACCGAAAAGGGTGACGCTAATGCTGTCAAGATAGTAATTAAAGGCGAAGATACATTCTGGCAATTTCACGCAGACATTAAAGAAGCATTTGACAACATGGCTCCTGCGGCACCGCTTCCGTGGTTTCTTACGGTTCAAGCCAAGTTATTGCGTAATACAATCACGTATTTCCCAGCATTTATGGCTAGAAATATTATTCGTGACACGTTTACGCGACCGCAACTAACGCATGTCGGAAGCCAGCTTCGGGACGTAGCTAAAGCAGCAAAAGGATCGTTAACCGGCGCTGACGCTGACCTTGCGTCAGAGTTTATGCTTGGAGGCGGCGGGCAATTTGGTCATTATTTAAAAAGCCGAATAGATTACGCAACGCATTTACATCACTTGACTGGAAATCTAGTCAAAGAAAAAAACGTAATGGTTCTAACAAAACAAGGATTAGAAAACGCTTGGAACAGATATCAAAAGCTGGCCGAAGGGTCGGAACAACTTAACAGAATGGCCGAATTTAAAGTCGCAAAAAAGAAAGCGCTTGATATGGGGTTAAGCGAAAGCGATGCAATATTATACGCTTCTTACCAAGCCAGGGACTTGTTAGATTTCGCTGTTAGCGGGAGCTTTACTAAACTTGTAAACCAAATGATTCCTTTTACTAACGCAGCAGTTCAAGCGCTTAGGCGAACAGCAGGCAGAGTCAGAAAACACCCAGGAGCATTTTTCAAAGCTTGGTTGAAATACAGCCTTGTTCCAGAGCTAATGGTTTACGCTTGGAATATGAGTGGAAGCGAGGAAGAGCGGGACGAGTACAGGCAGCTTCCGGCTTGGAGAAAAGACCTTTATTACAACATACGAGTTGCCCCTAATGTGTGGATTGCAATTCCTAAACCATACGAGCTTGGTGCTGCGGCAACAGGAGTAACGCGATTTATTGATTACGTTTCAGGAGGTGCTACGGGCAAGCAAGCGTCTGAAGGATATTTGACAAATTTAGCGACGTCGTTTTCTCCAGTTGACCCTTCGCTCTTAATGAGAGGTCCGTATAAAACTTGGATTGATGTGGCGGATAATATAGACAGCTTTAAAGGTAGAGCAATAGTTCCTCCTTACGAAAAGCGATTGGATGTTTCTAAGCGAGAAGGCACAGAAAGGGCTTCTGGCGTAGGGAGATTAATACAAAGCCTTTCCATAGATAAAATTGATGCCAGGAACGTCGATCACCTGATAGTTGGTATATTCGGAAGTACAGGACGCGCTGTAGTAGAAGTTTCCAACATGAATAAAGGAAATAACTTTAATAATTGGGGACGCACTGTAGGTCTTTTCACTGGAATTGTTCGTGATGGTGGAGGCACAAGCGCCAGAGACATTCAATTTGTAGTAGACTGGGCAAACAGAAACGGACACACCCAAAAGAAATCTTACAAAGAGTTTAGGCAAATGTGGGCAGATTATTACGAAGCACCTAACAACAAACGCCGTCAAGCTATTGCTAGGCAAATACTTGCTAAAGCGCGTGGAGTGCGTGCCGCAATTGAACACAGGTTACCTCCTGACGATCCGTTCTCAGAATTTCCGATATGGTTAAAAAATGATCAATAAAAAGTTAATCGACGTTCGCTTTGAGTTTGACGGGTTGATTGCTGACCCTACGTTGGACGAGATGCACTACGCGGGGGCTAAACCTTTCCCCGATAAGTTCTTTATTGATCGTAGTGAGTGGGATGACCGGATCAGCGAACACGAAAAGCATAAGAGTTCAGCCGAGGACTTCTCTGGACGGTTTACCCACCAGGGAAACTCCCATGAATGTGTGTGTCATGCTGCTCATCAGGCGTTTATGGTTGCGTACAACCGTCAGCTTGGTGGGCTGGAGCATGAGGTCTGGCTATCTCCTCTGGCCCTTTACACCAGAATCACCAACGGTCGCCAGTGGGGTGGGTCAAGTGTCATCGACTCCATGTATGAGATGATTGAAAGTGGGATGCTTCCTGAGCATGACGGACCTGCTGGGAAGAACACCCAATACGAAAAGTTTAAGCACACGGTACACCAGACTGCGGGCAGGAAAGAAGACTGGTGGCCCACAAAAGGCTGGATCAAGCCAAAAGAGCTTCCCAATGGATGGGAAGAAACCGCCGAACATTTCAGGGCTTTAGAAGTCTACACCGTACCAAACAGAGACGCTCACGCTTCAGCACTTCTTCACGGGTTTGTGGTGGTAAACGGTCGAAACGGTCATTCCATCCCCCACATGAAGCTAGTCAAGGAAAGCGGAAGGTATTTATCGAAGTACAAAGATTCGTATAATGTATTTCGGTATGATTCAGAAAGATTATGGGGCGGTGGGTATATTATCAGGTCCACCACAACTCCCCATGATCCCACTAAGCCAGCAGAATCAACGGATTGAAAGCGGGGGCAGGGAAGCCTTTTTTATTATGAAATACTACATAAGTTTGTTTATAATTGCACTTATCGCTGTGGCTGCTTACAAGGCCCCTGAGCCTACAAAGCCAGTTCCAGCTAAAGTCACACCCACAGAGCCGATAGGAGCCGTAGGAAGCGAAATACAGCCTCCTGCGGAGTCCTTTTGACGAACCCGTTAAGTCTCGGTCGAGGCGTTTATTTAAAAGACTATTAACCCAAGAGAGGAGGTGATCATCTATGCCATCTGGAACAGGAACCTACGGAAAAACAATGGGGCGACCCCCCAAGAAAACCACTAAGCCCAAGGCTGCAAAAAAGCCAGCCAAGAAAGGCAAAAAATGAGCAGTTGGAAGACAACTATATCTGGAGTCTTAACTGCTGTGGTGGTTGTTAGTTCAGCCGTCATTAGCACGTTAAATGGAACCCCGGTCGATTGGTCCGTTGTAATTGCAGCAGTCACAGCTAGCGTTGGGTTGCTGTTTGCGAAGGATAGTAGTAAATGACCCTTCCGCGATTTAACGCCGAAACGTTGGGTTTTGGAATCACTGTCCTTTTTATCCTGGCCTCTATCTCTGCTAGCTACGGAGTGTCTCAGCATCAACTCAACAGGCACGAAGCTAAGTTAGCCGAGGTTGAGGTAAGGATAAACCAAAACGAAAACCTGCTCATCGAAATTGCCAACGACGTTCGTTGGATTCGAGAGCAAATATCTCGGAACCCACGCCCATGAGTATCGTAGTACACAGAGTAACGCTTACAGTTAAAGTGTCGGCTGACCCTGCCGAGCATGAT